ACCCGTTGTGGCTTGCGTTGCAGTGCAGCCAATCTCACAGAAGCTGCAGCGGCGCGATTCGTAGGGGCTCTCATGTTCAAAGGGGAATAAGGGGAAGGGGTAACGGAGTAGGGTCAGCGATCCTCACAGAGGCGCAACAGTTGACCTCCCAGGTAGGACATGCCGCAATTGACGAGCGCTGCGGCCATATCATCCGGATCCTCAATGGTTTGCCCTTCCAAAGCTTCAAGGCGGCTGCCATATCCGCAAGCATCACAGACCTGATCGACCCAATGAAGGACTGATTCTTCATTGTCGCGATAGAAGTTCAACAGGTCCCGCGTGTAACACATATCGATGTTGACAAAATCCGAGCGGTCGTAATTACAGAGCCCAGACTCTGAGGGGTCAGCTTGCTTGTAATGCTCCAAGAAGTATTCGGTGCAGGAATCCTCCAGATCCCAGTCCGCTTGCTCAAGCACGTAGCGCAGAGTGTCGTATTCGCACTCCACAGACTCCCGTTCACACCATGCGCGGTAAATCTCCTTTGCCATATCGCTTAGGGACTCCCAGGTGCCGCCGTTGACCCCTGGGCTGTAGCGCAGAGTTCCAACGTAGAAACTCAGCCTGCGGTAACCGTCAGAAGCTTGGCCGCTGTGATGCTCGCTCCAGAACAGCCACGCACCATCCACGTAGTCGAATCGGTCACAGTCGAGCTTTGAAGTCGCAAGTTCCATGATTTAAAAAGGGGGTAAGGAGTAGGGGTAGAAAGGGTTCAGGTATGCGCCGTACCGTCGGAGCAGAGGCAGCCGTAAAGGCCACAGGGCAGCTCACCCTCTAGGCGGATCGCATCACGCCAACGGGAAGCAGACTGACAAGGGATGTCATCCCAACGGATCGAGAGAGTGGTCAACAGGTCAAGAACTGGTTTGCCCGTGCTAATGCTCCAACCGCCTAACACACGCCAGACAGCAGGGCTAATGCACTCGAGCGCTTCGCTTGTGCTGATGCGCCACGAGCCGGATGAGTCCATCACATCCAAAGAGTCAGGCAGCTGATCGGCATAGGTCAGCTGAGCCAATGAGATAACAACAGGCATGAGCTTGCAGGGTAAGGGGAAGGGGTAACGGGGTTAGGTCAGCGCAACGCGCAGTGAGCGTCATCAAGGTGGCTCAGCCTGGCCTCCTCGCGGCAGGCTTTCATGGAGAGATGGTGCGTGATGGCTGCGCAGGTCGCCAAGGTGGCGCCAGTGGCAGCCAACTGCAGCGCAATGGCCGCGGCAAAAATGGCAAGGTTGCGGAACATAGAAAGGGCAAAGCAAAGGCCAGACCCCTAAGGGTCTTAAATCCATTGTGCCCTAGGTAAGTTGGGCCTGTAAACCCGCCAACCGACCCAATCCGGGCAAACTAGTATCAGACTAACTTATGTAAGGGTCCGTGCCAGGGAAGCGCGTCACAAATGCCGAGATCGAAAAGCGTGTTCAGCTTGTTTTTGAGCTGATCTGTGAAGGCGCGGCCCACCGGCGCATTATGCAAACTCTGGCTGAAAACGGGGTGCACGTATCTGATAGGCAATGCGCAGAATACGAAGCCAAAGCACGTAAACGGCTGGTGGAGATCTTCAAGGTCCGCCGCGATGAATTTGCGGCTGAACAACTATCCGCTCTCATCCACCTAGCGGACGTGGCCACCAAAGACCGCCAATACTCGGCAGCCTGCGGTGCACGGATCGCCGCATCAAGAATGCTCGGCATCGATGCGCCCAAGTAACCCGAGCACCCGAACCAGGCGTAACGCTTGCCGGTGGTATCGGTAGGGGTAACGCACCGCAGCGCTAACCTCTCTCACATTTCGCAGGGGGGCGTCAGGGTATGAAACGGCCAAGCATCAGCCACCAGGGCAACATGTGCCCTATTAGTTGTATTGCCTAATGGGGCCCAGGGCCCCCATACCCACGCCAGCCCTACCCCCTACCAAACGAACGCAGGGCAGGGTGCTACACCCCGCGCCTCAGTGATCGACCCTACCCATCTAACACCCTTACGTTACGCCAACTAACCACTACATACCCTTACGCCATAGATACAGGGGGAGATGGCAGAGCACCTACCCCCTAGGTGTTTAGAGGGCCTACCCCCTGTCCCCCTGGCTGAGTTGCCAGTAGGGTGTAGTGAGCCCATCGGTGGGTGAAGACCAAGGGTACGGGCCCTCGTTGTGGAGCGGGGGCTTTTCTTTGGTCAGCGGGTAACCTGAGTAAGTAGTTCCTTGGTTGCGGCGTGTCGATACTGAGCGTGATCGCCGGCGGCAACGTCCTCGAGCCTCCCCAGCGCACCAGCACGCGCTGCACGGAGAGCTACGAAGCCCTGCGTAAACGGATCTACGACACCCTCCTCCCCGCTCAAAAGGAGTTCGTCGACGACACCGACCACAAAATCCTTGGCTACTGCGCTGGTTTTGGCGCTGGCAAGACCCACGCCCTAAACGCAAAAGCTGTGTTCTTAGGGATGGACAACCCAAACACAACTGCAGCAGTATTTGAGCCAACAAACATCCTATTGCGGGACGTTTGGATGCGTTCCTTCGACAGTTTCCTGGAACAGTTTAACATCGAGCATGACTTTCGGGTATCACCTCAACCCGAATATGTCCTGCACCTACCCCGAGGCCCCGTCACGCTTATTTGTAGAGCAACAGAGACCTTTAATAGGATTAGAGGCCAGACATTGAGCTTCGTATTGGCCGACGAGCTGGATACATCTCCCGTTGAAGTAGCACAAAAAGCAGTCGAGATGATGCTGGCCCGTTTACGGGGAGGCAAGAAACCCCAGTTGGCGGTTGCATCTACGCCAGAAGGCTACAAGATCTTCTACCGCACCTTCGTGGAGCATGGGGACCGCGATGACAGGCGTTTGATTAAAGCAAAGACGACAGACAACCCCCACCTCCCCGATGGATTTGTCGAATCGCTCTACGCAAACTATCAAAGCAATCTAATTGCCAGCTACATCAACGGTGAATTTACAAACCTAGCAAATACAACGGTTTACCACCCCTACGACAGGGATCGTCATTGGTGCGACACCGAGATCCAACCAGAGGATCGCGTCTTTGTCGGCATCGACTTCAACGTGGGTGCGTGCTTCTGCGAGGTGATGGTAAGACGTGGGGATGAGTTCCACATCGTGGCAGAGCACCACCCAAAGGACACACCTGCGGTGGTGAAGCTGTTGAAGGAGGTGTACGCGGACTATGTGGAGCGCGGTGACTTGGTCGTCATCCCCGACGCAGCATCCAGGCAACGCACCACGACAAACGCAGCGGAATCCGACCTCTCCCTGCTCAAGAAGGGTGGTTTTGTGGTGAAAAACCAGAGTGCGAACCCCCAGATTGCTGACCGTGTGAATGCGATCAACGTGTTGCTGCTGGCAGATCGCCTGAAGATCCATAACTCCTGCAAGTACCTAATCAAGTCAATGGAGCAGCAGACCTATTCCAAGACAGGGACACCAGAGAAGGGAATCGGCGGGTTAGAGGACATCTCTGGTCCTGTGGATTCCCTTGGTTACGCGATCACCTATTTGGCCCCTCTGCGTCGATGGACGACGGGTGGCAGCTCTTTCCGCACCTACTAATGGCAAAACGCGAACGTCTGCACCTCTCTGCATACGCCAGCATCGAGACTGGCAAGGATTGGAATGGCAGGTATTTCATCGTCTACGGCAACAACGCAAGTGTCTTCATGCGTTGCCCAAAGGAGGTGCGGAAGTGGTTGAAGCTACCGGCGAAGATCCCTTCACGTGAAGCATTCGACAGCTGGATTGCATCGCTTGAAGCAGCTGATTCGGCCAAGAAAGCCAAGCAGGAGCCAATAGCAGAGGGGATGAGTGAAGAGCTAATCGCGACGGGCTTTGGTCCAGAGGTACATGGGTTGGATGAAAGCGACCCGAATTACCAGACCCGCACGGTGTTGTGAGCACCGGAAACCTCGGTAAAACCCTGTAGTGACGAGACGTGGCTGATAACAGCACCTACCCCCAGCGTGTTGTTGCGCCTGCTCCACTACCTGTGCAGTACGGGTTAGATGACGACCCGAGTGTGCTGAGCAGCGCAGTGCTGCAGATGATCCCTAATTGGGAGCCAATCGAGGTCTGCGCTGGTGGCACCCGCACATTGCGTGCAAATGCCGAGAAGTTGATACCACGGGAGCCAAGTGAGGCAAAGGAGAGCTACGAGCGGCGAATTTTTCACGCCACGATGCCTCCGTTCCTCAATCGCCTGGCTTCCCAGGCAGCGGGGATCATCCTGCGCAAGGGCATCCAGATCGAGGGAGACCCCTACTGGTACGACTGGATTAAGGATGTCACGGGTGACGGGACAACACTGAACGAGTACGCACGTCGGCAGCTAGTGACGGCGTTGCTGTACGGGCATAGCAGCACCGTCGTGGACTATGCAAACGACACCAGTGCGCGGACGTTAGCGGAGGAGCGTCGTCTAAGGCGTAAGCCTTACCTCGTACCGATTGCCCCTAATCAGATCTTGGGGTGGCGGACTGCAAACGACTCCACCTCCAGTGATCTAGCGCAGGTGCGGATTAAGGAGCGTGTGGTCGTCAGTTCAGGGGCCTACGGAGAGAAGCTGGTGGATCAGATCCGGGTGATGGAGCCCGGCAGGTTTGAGGTGTGGCGCACACCTGCTACCACAGGGCTTACCACAGCACCCAAGTGGGAGCTGGAGGGAAGAGGACGGACCAGCCTGAGCCGGATCCCGATGGTGACGGTCTACAGCAACCGCACTGGGAATCTGCTGAGCGTTCCCCCATTGATGGAGGTGGCGTACCTGTGCATTGCCTATGCGCAGCGCTTCTGTGATTTCCACCATGCGATCCACGTGGGTGCCAACCCGATGTTGGTGCTGCGTGGCTTCGACCCCGATAGCGACACACCCCTGGGGATCAGCGTGAATACAGCGCTGCTGCTCCCACCGGATGGAGGTGCCGAGTATGTGCAACCGACCAGCGAGGCATTCGACAGCCAGCTCAAGTGCCTTAAGGAGTTGGAGGATCAGATTGGCCGGCTTGGCGTGAATACGTTGAGCCAAGCAAACCTGACCAATGCGGCTGCAGAAGCGCGTCGTATTGACCGCATCGACAGCGATTCGATCATGGC